TTTTTTGAACAGCCTTTTTACTTTAGACGGGGGGAGGTTTCTAAAATAGGTAGTGATTTGTGCGGATTAAGGGGGGTGTGGGGGGTATGGTACCAAATAGGATTTAGGGGGGTTGGGGTCGAAAGGAAGCCTCAGCCAGCTTTCAGCCTCAGGAATAGATTAACTAGTTAAGAATACTTGACTCAGTTTGACAGTAAGCGCACAATTCATTCACCGCAGCGACTGAACCGACGGAACGGGCTGACGGCATAGAGGAAAGCATCATGAATCAATCAGACATGGCGGCAATGATTGCCGCAGCAGTAGCACAGGCCCTGAACGCACAGGGCGCAACGCCCGCAGCACCTAAGGTAGAACCTAAGGGCGATGCGATCATGATCGTGCATCACAAAGACAGCAAGGGCGAAAGCCTGTGCAATGCGCTGTTATCTAAGATGCCCAGCGTGGAAGGTCATGCGTGGCCTGAGGGGCTGATTAAAGTCACCCCGAAAGGGAACATGGCAGTGGACACAAAGAGCGGCATTGCGGTGAACTACCGCAGCATGATTAAGCGTATCGCTCAGATTAGCCCGCAGAAACGGCGCGAAGCTTGGGCAGCGTATGTGGCCGGTCTTAAGACCTTGCACGGGATAACGTTCAACGGGTTGTATAAGGCCATCATGAAGGCCAGCGCAAAACCGAAGATCGCAACGCCTCCGCTCAGAGACCTCATCAAAATGGTCATCGAAGAAAATGGAACGGCAGCAGCAAAGATCAAGGCAATCTCAGCCCTGATCGCAGAGGCCGAGGCGAAGAGTCCGAAGGCTAAGTAAGACCTAGCAGTACCGAGGGGGCCAGCGAAAGCTGGCTCCCTTTTTTTGTCCTTAATTTACGTCACCATCAGGGAGATGGTGATTTATCACCAGTTCCTGTGTGTGCGTGTGCTTGCAGGCAGGGCGAGGCTGGAACCTTAACTAGTTAAGGATTTTTTGTGGCTCCGAGCGGCTTCGGCGTTAACCTGTGTACAGGTTAACGGTTTTTCCCGCGCTTGTCAAGGACTTTTTTGGATGGCGCACAGCACCAGTTCCTGCGTGTGCGTGTGTTTGAAATTATTAACTAGTTAAGAATGAAAAAAGCCACTGGGAAATTTCCGAGTGGCTTAGGTGCTATGCTGTACACAGCATAGCACTTTTTCTCGCTGGCCGTCAAGGACTTTTTTAGGGGTTCATTTGTTCCAAATGTTCCTTGCGAGCGAGGTCATTTGTTCCTAGCTAAGTGTTTGATTTCATTGAGGAAACTTCATTTGTTCCAAATGTTCCAAGGTTTTTAGGGTACAGGGGGAAAAATCGGAAAAACGGAGCGAGCGAGGGCAAAGCCGCGCAGTGCATAAGAACTACATCCCAAATTCCCCCGTTCATTGTTTTTGCCTGTACAAATGGAACATTAGGAACATATCAACGAAATCAACAACTTACGGAGGAACAAATGCAGGAACATTTGGAACATATACTTTCTCTCTCTCTCTCTCTCTCTTCTACTTAAGAAAAGAAAATATAATAATAAGAGGTAATTTAGATTAACTAGTTAATATTTTTCTTTTGTAGAACGCCCCCCAATCCGCTCCCCACGCTACCCGAATCGCTCCCAGCCCCACTTCTATCGTCAAAAGGGTAGTTGACTTTAAGATTTACTTAGAGTATAATATTCAGACAGTCGAGGCACAGCCCGGCTAGCAGTACCGCAGCAAACTCTTTAACAATATGTTCTTAACGCATCGACCCGATGCACCGACGCCGCCGACAACCTTAACTAGTTAATGTTGGCAGTGCAGGAACTGGTGCTATTTGGGCTGATGCGGGTCAGTGTATGTAGGGCTATCTAAAGCTCGACGCTCGACGCGATGGGTAAGGGTGCAGTAACCACTCGACAGGCAATGCCGTGAGGCATCCCGACAGCAGGTGGGTAACGGGTATACGGACAAGAGGCCGTATGCCTTAGCTGCATGACTACCAAACTCTTAATCGCTATTGCGTGACAAAGCCTAGCCGCTTTGCCCCTACTGTAATCCACTGACTGTATCGACCAAGACCACCGTGGTTTAACGGAGTCCGCGTTGGGGTGCTAAACACCCCTGCGCCCCATGTTGTTTTATTAACTAATTAACAAAGACAGCATCGGGCGCATTCTAGCCACCTTCGGTGAGCTAACGCGCATTAACTTAGAGGAAGAATCATGGTTAAAAAACTGAATTCCAGCGCCGCCATAGCCCTTGCTAATAAGTACGGGTTCAATCTGCAAATGATCCTGAGCCTTGGCATCAAGACCCATTCAACCGCCGAGACTGGAAAGCATGCCTTGATGGTGTGTCGCTACCCGACCACCTATGCCGCTGCAATCTACAACCGCGACGGTGATACCGTCGAGCGTTTTAACTTTAACTAATTAAGAGGAGAAACACCATGAACGAACTGAACCCAACTGAACTTGAAATGATCCGCGCCTTAAGGGAGCGGGGGTTTGCTGTGACAGTTTTCAACCCCGAGGAGTTAGATCGGGCGTGGGTAGAAGAAGTGGAGGATGCAATGATTTCGGCGGGCTGGCGAGCGATAGAGGACGCAAGATGAAACACACATGCCAGTGTGGCGACGACATCAACCCGGCCCGAGCCATGCTCGGGTATCGAACCTGCCTGTCTTGTGGGGAGGACGCTGCGAAGCAGGCGCGGCAAGCATGGTGCGTGGCACCTATGCACAAATCAAACTACATGCTAATCACCGACCCGTCGCTGTTGACGGGGCTTAACAACAAAGGGGGACTAGTTAAATGAAACCTAATTGGGAGTTGATCGGCGCACTCCTTGCGCTGATTGTGTTTTGGCTGTGCGTAGTTTTTATTTTCAACTTTGACACTGGGAGCTTGTGATGAAGAGTAGCAGTAAGCATTGGTTAAATTGGAAGGGAACCCGTGAGGGTAACCAACTTATCTTCGCACGGGCATGGACGCCCGCCATTGACACCACCGCCCCCGGCTATCTGCGGGAACGATTCAAAGAGATCCGCGAGGATCAGGCATGGGCCGCTGCTATGGAACGGCAGTGCAACTATCAACTGTTCTATGAGGACGAGACTGGAATCTGAATTCGTACCCGGTAAACTCTACTTTCTTTATTAACTAGTTAATTTTTGTATCCGTTCTTACCAACAACCAACGGATCTTTTTAGGAGCTACACCATGAACGCTATCAACAACGCCAGCAACTTCGCACCTTCCATGACCCCCGAGCGGGTGTCGGAGATCGTTAACCGCATCGCGGGCAACTACGTAATCTTTACCTTCAGCCTCAATGGCTGGGGTGGCACCAAACAGGACAAGCGTGTGACTCAGGAGACTATCGCCCGTGAGGGCGTGGGTCAGTCGGCTGGTAGCTTCGTTAAGAACTTGCTGGGTGAGTTGTCCCCCGGCATGAAGGAGATCGGCAACAAAACCATGGCCGCTAAGAAGGCCATTGAACTTAACAGGATTGGAATCCGTAACAAGATCGAGGCTACGCTGCCTCCGGGTGGCGGTGGCTGGAAACTGCGTATGGTTCAGGTAGAGGAATTTATGAAGGATGTGTGGCGTCCGTTCCTCGCCCGCGATGCGGAACTGGTGGATCAGCTAGTCGCTATCTATCCTGACTTCCTTTCGGCTTATGCCTTTACCAACGAGACTGGACTTTTTAAGCGGGAGGACTATCCGACCGTTGATGAACTTCGGTCCCGCTATCGCGTCCGTTACAACATGACCCCCATGCAGAAGATGACTAGCGTGGATGCAATCTCCGAGCGTGAGGTTGGCAGATTGGTCGCAGATACGATGCTCGCTGAGATGAACGAGCAGATTAAAGAGTCTATGCAATTCGCATGGGACAAGCTCTATGCCTCGCTGGATTGGGCAGCTAAGGCTACGGTCGAGAAGGGTGAGGGCGAACGCGCCCCGTCTGTACACACAACGTCCGTACAGAAAATCCTGTCCCTTGTGGACGATCTGAAGCATCTGAATATCGCGGACGATCAGAACATGGAGCTTGCCCGTGTTCAGCTTGAGGAGATGCTTAAGGGTAAGAGCGTGGACTCCCTCAAAGAGTCCATCAAGAACGATCCCCTCGCCCGTGAGGAGATCCGTGAGCGTGTGTCCCGTATCCGTGGGATGTTGTAAGTAGTAGTTAGCAGTGGATCATCTGGCTCACCTATGTGGGCCAGCTTTGTTTAACTAGTTAATCTTTCTTCTTTTATTTAACCGTTATTATCTGGAGCTACTAAATCATGGCCGCTATCAATACCAACTTCGCCCGTGCCCCCCGTGTAACGCTGCGTAGCGCAGCAAAGACGATCGCCCGCTTCGGCACCAAGAAAGCTTTTCGCCTGCGTGGTGAGCCGGGTATCGGCAAGTCCAGCATCATGGCCGCGCTCAAGGAAACACTGGGCGATAAGTACGACTACATCTACATTGATTGTCCGACCATGGATGTGCCCGACGTTGGCATGGCTATGCCGGACAAGGAATCCAAGCAGCTTGAGTTCTTTGTCAATTCCCTGTTCCGCCTGATTGGCGAGGGTAGCAAGCGTCCTAAGATCATCATGCTCGATGAGTTGGGCAAGTGCATGGGTCCGGTATTGCTGGCGTTCACCCGCCTTATTCTTGAGAAGATCCTGTGCGGCATCCCCCTGCCGGATGGGTCGATTGTGTTTGCCACTAGCAACAATGCAGCGGATGGGGTGGGTGATAACTTTGCCGCTCACCTTATCAACCGTCTGATCCCCATTGATATTAAGAAAGACTTTGACGGATGGGTTGACTGGGCGTTTAACAACAACATCCACCCCGACGTTATTAACTGGACTGAGAAGTTCAGCGGTGTGTTCAAATCCTACGTGGACTACGAGGGTGTCGATGAGAAGGATCTCAAGGGTGACGACGCGCTGACTTACAGCATGATCTTCAACCCCAACAAACCCGGCGAGCCGTTCGTGTCCCCTCGCTCGCTTGAAGCGGCTAGCCATATCGCTTACTACCGCAAGGAGTTTATTAAAGACGAGCAACTGGCGATGTTTGCCGGGGCTTGCGGTATGTCGGCGTCTATGTCGATGTTGTCTTTCTTCGACACTCTCAAAGACTTGGTTCTCTTTGAGACAATTGTTAAAGATCCCCTCAATGCGCCCGTTGCCGATACTGGCGTGGGGCCGATGTTGACGCTCAACAATTGCGTTTCAAGAATCAGTACGTTGCGTGAGCTTGATGCCTGTGTGACGTATACGCTTCGGTTCAAGCGTAAGGATTTGCAGATGTCGTTCTTCCGCAAAGTGTGTAAGGCCAAGCATCTTGAGAAGTTCGTCAATGGTCAGCCCGAGTGCGTAACTTGGATGGCACAAAACGGTGACGCCCTTCTGTAAGTTCGTCAGTTTTTATTAACTAGTTAACCAAGGCCACCGTGGTTTAACGGGGCCAATCGCAGACTCGATTACGCGAAGCTTCCTCTATGGGCTTCCTGTATTCCTCGGGGGTGTCCCTTCGGGTTGATGCGGTCGGGTAGGGTGAGGGCTGTCCTCACCCTATTCGTTATTTTTATTTTTGTTTTTAACTTAATCTTTGGAGCTACTGTCATGACCCCTATCGACGAATACAAGTTCACCCCTTACTCCAACTACGATGAGTTGGACGCAGCTACCCGCATCTCACGGGCTATCTCGCAGATCATGAACCACCCGAGCTTCTGTCTCGTTTACTTAGTCTTGCAGATCGGTAAGCTAACGATGGTTGAGCTGGGGCACAAGGTTAAGACCGCCGCTACTAACGGGCGGGATATGTTGTTTAACGAGGTGTTCGTTGCAACGCTTGATGAGTATGAGGTTAACTTCCTTGTGCTGCATGAGGCTGGGCACATCCTCTTCACGCATCTGTCAGGCTACAAATACCTGCACAAGATCGACCCCGTGCGGGCCAACAAAGCCATGGACTATGTAGTAAATGGCTGGATCATCGACACCGATCCGACCGGGGCCTTTGCCCGTATGCCCAAGGGTGGACTGTATAACCCCGACTACAGCAACCTGTCTGCCAAAGAAATCTTTGACTTACTTAGTGAAGAGGCGGGCGATGAGGGTGAAGACGGCGAGCCATGTGATGACGGTGAGTCAGGTACGGGTGAGGGTGATAACGAGGGTGATGGTCAGCCCGAGGCTGGAAACGGTTCCGGTCAGCCCGACGATGGCGCGGGACTGGATTCACATGATTGGGACGGTGCCGAGTCCATGACCCCGGAGGAACAGTCTGCGCTGGCTGATGCTGTAGATCATGCGATCCGTGAGGGTTCGTTATTAGTAGGCAAGGCCAAGGGTAATGTTAACCGTAGCGTTACCGCCGCTCTTATCCCCAAGGTGGACTGGCGTGAGGTTCTGCGTGAGTTCATTACGTCATGCACCAAGGGCAAGGACACGTATACGTGGCGTCAGTTCAATCGTCGCTATGTCATGCAGGATGTTTACCTGCCCACTAGCATTGCACACCGTCCGAAAGAGATTGTTATTGCACAGGACGTATCGGGTTCGATGAGCGACGACGACCAAGCCGTATGTTTAGCTGAGACTATAAAGATCGCTGAGTCTGTCAAGCCTGAAGTTATTCGCATCCTGTGGTGGGACGCTGATGTACAGAAGGAGCAGATCATCCGCTCCGATAAGTCAAGCACCATCTCCCATATCTCCATCCCCGGTGGTGGCGGTACCCGCATGGGCTGCGTGTCTGACTACATGATTGCCAACAAGCTCAAGCCCGATTGCTTGGTGGTGTTCTCGGATGGTGCGGTCGAGTCCCCGGTTAAGTGGAACGTATCCGTGCCGTCTATTTTTGTGATCGGTGGTGGGTACTGCAATAAGAAGTTCAAAGCACCGGCTGGTAAAGGCCGCGTTATCTTTAACTAATTAACAACGGGGCTTCGGCCCCTAACCTTGGAGCTACATCATGGCTATTACTAAAGCATCGGAAGTTATTCAGCGTCTTAACGACTACTCGCAGATGGTGAGGGATAAGGTGGATGGACACACAGTAATCCCCGAGTTGCATAGATCCGTCACTACCTTCAGTTCGTTCTCTGACAATCACATGGTTACGCAGTGCCGCAACGCTATGGTCGCGCTGTGGTCTAAGTACGGAATGGAGCCTATGGGGGCTTCGGATGGGGTTGTCGAGTCCAATAATGGCGGGTATGTGTTCGGCAAGGATGGCAAGACCATGGGCGTGGTCTTCCACTATGAGTCTAGGTCGGGCAAGGAGATCCGCCCCTACATTTGTATCTCAACACCGTTCATTGACAAAGAACGTAAGCCTACTGACTTGTTTAGAAGTAATACCGTCGAAGGGCTTATGTCTATTCTCAAGCGTGACAACGGTAGCTGGCTGGGTCATGGCATGGATCAATTCGCATCGAAGGCCGCTACGCAAGCTGTCTATAGTATTCAGAACAAGATAAGCGTGGGCAGTATGGAGTTTAGTTTTAGCGCCCTCGACAGTGATAAAGCAATCGACCTTGTTAATTTGTTTACGGATTTGGAAGAGGGTAAATCCTTCTCACCTACCGATAAACTTTCCGCGTGGGTTACCGACACTAGGGAGCGCGCTGCTACGGTCATTAGTAATCGGCGTGAACACTCAATTACGATGGGCAACTTTATGAAAGGATCTTTGGTTATCTCGGAGATCCCCTACGTGTGTGAGCATAAGTATCTTGTTCAGGATATAAGCATCGCGGGCAAACCTGATCTTATGGCGTCGGGGATAAACAAGACTTTCCGTATTAACGAGATCAAGGAACTGGTAACCGAGTACCCGTATGTATTCGGTGTACACAATTTGATTCGGGCTAAAGGTACTTCATCCAACGAAGGTTTGTTTAGCGGTGATTATTCGTGGGTTCCAACTTATGTCATGGAGAACAATCTAATCCGCATGAAACTTCACAACCTTCCGCATATGTTCTATCCCGGTCGGCAGAATTGCGCCCGGAGCATTGTCATCCCCAAGACCCTCCAAACAAGTCATGAGAAAGAGGAGGCGCGTTCTGATGAGAGCCTCGCTCCGAGTGTGGTAGCGGTGGCCCGCACTAAGTCCGAATTCTTTTGAGGAATAGTATTGGATATCCCATACGCTTCGCACATACAAATCAAGCTACTGGGTGGGAGCAATGCTTCCATCCGGTTTAGCGGGCCACCTAACCTAGTGCGCCGTCCTTTAACAATTGAAACAAAGCTGTCTACCCTTCCTGTAAATGTGCATGGTAGACTCAACATCCTTCGACTCAAACAAGACTTCTCCTACACGGAGGATCTTGGCTACAAGGATGGAATTGGTTTGTACTTACTTTACGTTTCACCGGAGGAGCTAAGAGAACTAAGAGAAATCTATGTAGATAAAAGGTTTTGGATTAAAGAACCTAAAGTAACTTCTTAACTAGTTAAGGAATAGTAATGAACGCGCAAGCTGCGACAGTCACACCAACGAACGAGATCAACGAGATGGTTCAGACACTCAAGGTTGTAAAGGCCACCGCCAAACCGAAGCAAACGACCAAAGCCAAGGCTAAGTCCAAGGCTACCTACAAGCCCCGCACCAAACGCTCACCCGTGCCACGCACCGCCCGTGCTTACATGAAGACACTGGGCCATGAGTTCGACAAAGAAAGCGTGGCGGTTACTGAGCTTATTAAGTTGCACAGTGAATCCAAGAAACCCGAATCGCAAAAGCCGGCTATTGCGATTACGCCCGCCCCGGTCAAAGAAGAACCCAAGTCCTTTTTGCGGCGTTGGTTCGTTGGGTACGGTAAATGAAGAACCCCAATCCCGGCATGTGGGTCACGCACTACGGTCGGCACGGGGTCATCGAGACAGTGGGCAATGCGGGCTATGTAGTGGTTCGCTTCCCATCGTCCGATGGGTTTCCCTTCCCCGCGCAAGAGGTTGTGCGAGCTAGTGAGCTAAAGAAGTACAAAGGGAAGAGTCAGTCTGTCGATGACTACGAACCCGCCCCGTTCTAAGCTGCACCCAACCAAGATCCTGATCCTGCGCGTACTAGAAAAGAATGGTTCGCAAACCATTCAGCAAGTTAGTGATGAGGTCGGCGTCGGTTATGCCGGCGTTGGCCGTTCACTGCGTCAGCTTTGGGATTTTGGTTTGGTAACGGTGACATACAAGGCTAGTAAATCTTATTGGAGGATACGAGGATGAGCGACTTACTTAAAGCTGCACAGGAGATGCTGCAATGCGTTGACCGTATGCTGAGGGACGGCGAGTGGTATGCCGCGCAGGAGAAAGCCGACACTCTCCGTGACGCACTCAACAAACAAAGTACCCACGGCGAAGGCTGTTGGTCATGGGGTCCGGCCCATTACGAGTGCGCTTGTCGTGAGCTTGCCAAGGCGAAGGGGTGGGCGAAATGATGAAAGTTTATTTCAGTGGACGGCTAATCGTCGTGGAAACAAACGTACAGTGGGCTTTGCCCTACTGGACCAAACGTAAAGTGATGGATAAAAGGATTGGCTGGAAGATGATTAGGGGGAAGGAATGAACCGCGACGACATTGACACGCTATGGCAACAAGCACTGACCGAATCTATAAAAGCCGGCGAGCAATTTACCCGGTATCACTTCGCTAATCTTGTCGCCGCTGCTGAACGTGAGGCGTGTGCTGAGATTTTGGAGCGCAATGCAGAAGCCTGCAAAAACAACTCGATGCTCGCAGATGTATTGATCGGCAACGCCTTAGCCATCCGCGCAAGGGGAAAGGAATGACCACTCCACTAATACGGGAGATAGTGAAATACTCAGCCGCCGTAGGCATGGACCCGGTTGAAATGATGTGGTTCGATATGTCCGGTGTAGTTAAGGAAGTAAACGATAACATCAATAAGCGCGACTGGCTGTTAGAGTACCGGCCCCCTTTTGAAAAAAGCATGCTTGTTTATCGCGGGTCGTACAAAGAACATGACATGTACGAAGTTTTTCTCATGGTTGTAGGTGATGACCCAAGCGAAGGTATTTTGGTGACGATGTATCACGGGAGGCACGGACAACCAATAAACAAACTGCCGACGCTTGTGTACGCCGTTGATGAAGACGGCACCACGGTGCGCTATGGGACGATGGAAGAGAATGAAGAGCTATCTCAAGAGGATTCTAGGTTTATTTTGGGTTGGATTACTCTTTGGTATAACTCGCTAAACCTTGGTTGCGAAACTTATTCGCCATCTGTCGTTCAGACGTTCACCAACAAAAGGAAGATCGCACAAGGCAAGCTCCCGTCCTATGACTGGCGCACGGTCAAGATCGCACCGACGAAACCGCAAGTTATCAGTGAATCAAAGGGTGGGACTCACGCATCACCAAGACTGCACGACAGGCGCGGGCACTTGCGTAGGTTGCGAAGTGGAAAGAATGTGTGGGTCAAGCCGTGCAAAGTCGGTGACGCCGCATTGGGCACGGTGTTCCATGACTACGAGATAGTGGCGTAATGCCAAACCAAGTAAAGGTTAACGCGCTGTCGTTTGCCCATCTTGTTAAGGAGATGCTTGCCGGTGAGTACACTTGCGAGGAGTTGGCAGAACGGACGGGGCTGCATTACGTTACGGTCCTGCGCTACACCCGCGAGATGCACAAGGCAGGGTCAGCTTACATATGCGCGTGGCGGATGAACGACAAAAAGCGATACGTCTTAAAAGTCTACGGAGTCGGTAACAGGGATGACGTTCGCAAACCCCGTGCTGCATTAACACCCGCTCAACGTACACAGAAGTACAGAGCGAAACTCAAACGGAGGAAAGAGTATGAGCAAAGACAGCATCAACCCCCAGCATTATAAAAATGGGGCCATCGAGTGCATCGAAGCAATCAAAGCCGCGACGGTAAACAAACCCGGCATCCAAGCCGTGTGTGTCGCGAACGTAATTAAATATCTTTGGCGATACGAATCCAAGAATCGTTTGGAGGATGTACGCAAAGCACAGTGGTACCTTGAGAAACTAATTTCGGAGATGGAAAAGCATGACGCCCGAATCCAACGTCAAAAAGAAGGTGACATCTATCCTTAAATCTCACGGTGCCTATTACTTCTACCCGATGACGGGCGGGTTTGGGCGCAGTGGGGTACCGGATATTGTCTGTTGCTTACGCGGCAAGTTTATTGGCATTGAGTGTAAAGCTGGAGATAACAAGCCGACTGCGTTACAGGAAAAGAATTTAAAAGATATACGTGAATCAGGCGGATTCGCTTTCGTTGTCAATGAAGAAAACATTGATAGTCTTGAGCGTATTCTTGAGGCTATAACCAATGAATGAGAGGGGCGGCAATAAGATATGGTGGATCGAGGGTTTGTATCAAGATCTTCTACGGGCAAGAGTTAAAAAGGAAGTAGCTAGGGAGATCGCTAATAGGTGGTGGAATCCTTACTGTGAAGATTGTCCCCACACAAACAGGCCACAAAAAGATAATGAGCATCTACACGATTGACCTTGAGACTTACTACGCTAAAGACTATTCCCTGTCTAAGCTGACGACCGAGGAGTATGTTAACGACCCGCGCTTTGAAGTTATCGGGCTGGCTATTAAGAAAGGCGAAGAAGAAACCCAGTGGTACAGCGGTGACGACGTTGCGGGCTTTCTGAATAAGTTTGACTTCTCTAACTCAATGATCGTGTGTCATAACACGATGTTCGACGCAGCCATCCTTGGGTGGCGCTACGGGGTTAATCCGAAAGTATGGGCCGACACAATGAGCATGGCTCGGTTTGTTAGGGGGGTGCATGTGTCTGCATCCCTTGCTTCATTGTCTGAGCATTACGCGCTAGGAGTTAAAGGTACTGAGGTTCATGACGCGCTGGGTAAGCGGCGGGCAGACTTCACCGACTGGGAACTGGCGAGATATGGCGGCTACTGCGTTAATGACGTAGACCTGACGTATCGGCTGTTCAAGCGTCTATTACCTAAAGTACCCGCAAAAGAATTAAGGCTGATCGACCTTACTCTAAGGTTCTTCGTAGAGCCTGTGATGCACGTTAACTCTGCGGTGTTAGAGGAGAGATTGTCCGCAATCCGTGCGGAGAAAGAGGAAGCTTTACATAGTCTGCAAAAGTATCTTTGCGTAAACACCAACGAAGAAGTCCGTGAATCTCTGTCTTCTAATAAGAAATTTTCGGATCTGTTGAGGGTACGAGGGATCAAAGTCCCTATGAAAACGTCCCCCGCTACGGGTAAGTCCATACCTGCGTTGGGTAAAAAAGATTCAGGGTTCATCGACCTTCAAAACATGGACGACCCGTTCGTACAGCTTTTATGTTCTGTCCGCCTTGGGACTAAATCCACGATGGAGGAGGGCCGGATCGAGAACTTCATCGCCATCGCCAAAAGAAACGAAGGCAAACTACCCATCCCCCTGTTCTACTGCGGGGCGCATACGTCGCGTTGGGGTGGTGGAGATCAGATCAACCTGCAAAATTTACCGAGCCGAGATCCTAAGAAGAAAGCTCTAAAGAATTCTATGGTGGCACCGCCCGGTCATGTCGTCATTAACTGTGACTCTTCACAGATTGAGGCGCGTGTACTGGCATGGCTTGCAGATCAGAACGACATCCTAGAAGCATTTAGAAATAAAGAGGATGTGTATCGTTTAATGGGCAGTAAGATTTACAAGAAAAAACCGGAAGAAATTACAAAGGAAGAACGCTTTCTTTCCAAGACGGTTGTGCTTGGTTGCGGGTTTGGAACCGGAGCGAAAAAACTTCGCGCTGAGTTGAAGTCTGCTGGCGTTGAGAAGACCGAGGATGAGTGCATTGAAATCATCAAGGTTTACCGGGAATCAAACTACAAGATTAGAGCGTTTTGGTACGAGGTTCATGAGGCGCTTAAGTCTATGAACAATGAGAAGCCGTGGGGCTTCAGTAACAAGGGGTGTCTACGGTTCTTTGGCACTAATGCTATTGGATTACCTAGCGGATATAAGATCAGGTACCCCGGCCTGTCTAGTATCACAGAAGCGGATGAGGTTAAGTATTCTTACGAAAGCCGTAAGGGTAAAACCCCCCTGTGGTTCGGCACCATAGTTGAGAACGTGGTGCAGGGGTTGGCGCGGTGCGTGGTCGCTGAACAGATGCTGAAAATCAGTAGGCGGTACCGGGCTGTGTTGACCGTGCATGATGCCGTGGTGGTAGTATGCAAGGCCGAGGAACGGGAAGAAGCCGTGCGGTACATCGAAGAGTGTATGTCTACGGCACCTAGTTGGGCAGAGGGTCTGCCCGTAGCTTGTGAATCCGGATGGGGATTGTCTTATGGCGACACATGAAACTGAGATCGTAGATTACTCAGAAAGCATCCTTAAGATGCGCCGATATGTAAGAGGGTTTGAGGAAGCTGTGCTTCGTAAGGACTGGGACTTTGCAATTGAACTATCTACCCTACTTACGGTAGAATCGAGATTACTAAAACACCAAGTAAAGCTCCTCGCAGAAAATGACGGTATCCCCTATCAAGTGGAGCTTCAGCAGCCTTAAACTGTTTGATAACTGCCCGAAGAAATATTATGAGATCCGCATAGCCAAAAACTTTGAGGACTCCCCCGGCGAAGCGGCTCTTTACGGAACCGAGTTACATACGGCAGCCGAGGAATATGTGCGTGATGGAAAACCCCTGCCTAAGGGGTTTTCTTTTATGCAGAGTCAGCTTGATAAGCTGATCGAGATCGACGGCGAGAAACTTTGCGAATACGAGATGGCGCTAAAGGCGGACCTATCTCCCTGTGCATTCGATGACCCTGAATATTTTTGTAGGGGGATTGCGGATCTTGTTGTGCTTAACCGGGACAAGAAGAAAGCATTTATTGTTGATTACAAATCCGGTAAGTCAAGGTATGCTGATACTAGTCAGCTAGCCCTGATGGCATTCATGCTGTTTAAGCACTTCCCCGAGATTGATACGGTCAAGGCTGGATTGCTATTTACGGTTGAGCAGAGCTTCATCAAGGCGAAATACGAACGTGAGGGAATGAAAGAGTTACCCTCTCGTTTTGTAGAGTCTTTAGACAAGCTTACTAACGCGATGCGTTACGGTGTCTTTAACCCTAAGTCGTCCGGTCTATGTGGGTTCTGTCCAGTGGAAAGCTGCGCCTATTGGCGACCCAAAAGACGGTGATATCATGCCGCCATGCAACCGAAGAAGACCATAACCCCTGAGCATCAAGCTAAGTTAGTAGCAGCCCGGATGGCAGCGCCCAAGAAGCGGATGGACATACGGATTAGTCAAGAGTCTAGGGCCGATACGCTTGAGGTTCTTGACGGAATCAGCGAAGACATAAAAGAACAGTTAGAAGTAGTTAAAGATGATGTGGTTACGATTCACAAGATGGTGACCGCACTGGATAGGGCAATCTTTAAAAACGATTGGGGAAAGGTTTCGAGTATATCCGCAGCGATTCAGGCGTTCTCTTTGAATATATCTAGACGCATTGAATCCTGTTCTACTCAGGCTAGGGTAGCTAACAAAATGTTGGCAGCGATAAGGGTTAACGAAGATGCTTAAGCGTTTGTGTTTCTTGGTTTTATTGGCTGGATGTGGAAGTGATGATGACCACGTTCTCCCCGTTGTTGCTGACCCTATACCCGCGCCGCCTGTTGTCGCCTCCGTATTCCTAACGGTTAACCCCGCGCCAGTAAAAGTAGTTACAGAAAATCCAGTACGGATCGAGATCGAAACTAAGCCCGCTAAAGTAGTTACGGGTGTAGAGATTGATCTAAATAACTACGGGTATAAGTACCGTTACGAAGACGAGAAAGAAGATAAAGAAGACGACGATACCAAGAAGAATCTGAACAAGAAAGACTGACATGCCATACACCAAGTCGCCCCGTCCCTATAAGCATGAATGGGAAATGGAGCAAAAGCGGAATGAAAAACCTGCTAGAGCCGCACGGGCACGGTCACGCAGAGCTATGGATGCGAAAGGCGTTGACAGAGATGGTAAAGTGATCGACCATATCGTCCCATTGAGTAAGGGCGGTAGTAGTGGCGCAGGTAATTTGCGTCTGACCACACGATCCAAGAACGCTTCCTTTAGTCGTAACAGCGACGGTAGCGTTAAGAAGAATACTCCGAAGAAATAGTTTTATCCATCCGGTACCGTGTTAGGCGGGTAGTGGAAGTACCGGAGCCGCAAGGGCTTTAAACCCCGTCAGTCTAGCGGGTCGCTTTTTGAGTCCTCCTTAGAGCCTCAATTAGTAGCTCCCGACCGTCAGGCTAGATAGGAAGTAGGGTGAACGCGCAAGTCGTGTTCGCCCTATTAGCCTTTGTATTTGCTTTTAAATAAGCCCTGGTTTACCTACTAAATACCGATCAACTTAAACAAACTAACCCATGAAAATAGTTAATAACAAGGGGCTTCTAATTCGGACACATAACCCGGAAAAGATTGTAGCCACCATCCCGCGAAGTAAGGTGCTGTCAAAACTAGATCACCCCAAAGGGCCGATGTACGAGATGTTGGTTTACTGGGGGTACGACGAGGCAAGGGTATTAAAGAACTTAGGCTACAGCAGGACGCCTTCCCCTATAGAAGGTAAGTACGAATGGACAGGGTTTCACAAACCATTCGCCCATCAAAAAGCCACAGCCGCTTTCCTCACCATGCACGATAGATGCTTCGTGTTCAACGAGGCTGGGACGGGTAAGACTTCCGCAGTTATATGGGCAGCGGACTACCTAATGAAGATAGGTAAAGTCAAGCGGGTTCTTGTGGTATGCCCGCTGTCTATTATGAATTCCGCATGGGCCTCCGACCTATTCAAGGTGGCAATGAACCGCACCGTGCAGGTGGCCTACGGCGAGGCTAAGACTAGAAAAGCTATCGTCAGTGGCAATGCAGAGTTTGTAATTATCAATTACGACGGCGTAGAGATTGTCCAAGACGAGATTGCTAATGGCGGGTTTGATCTTATTGTCTGTGATGAAGCCACCGCGCTAAAGAATGTATCGACTAGGAGATGGCGCACGATTGCGGGCGTCCTCAAACCACACACAAAACTTTGGCTGTTGACGGGAACGCCCGCCGCACAGACCCCGCTCGATGCGTTCGGTCTAGCTAAACTAATCTCCCCTTCTCGGGTGCCTCGCACCAAGGGCGCATGGCAGGACATAACCATGCAGAAGATTACGCAGTTCAAATGGATTCCTAAACCCCAATCGCGGGATTTAGTCTATCAGGCGTTGCAACCCGCTATTCGATTTACAAAGGCGCAGTGCCTAGACCTGCCTGAGGTCATGTACCTGATGCGGGATGTTGAACTTACCGCGCAGCAGAAGCGATATTACGAAACGCTTAAAAGCCAAATGCTTTTTGAGGCATCGGGTGAGGAGGTGTCCGCAGTGAATGCGGCGGTACAGATTCAGAAGTTGCTACAGATATCGGGCGGTGCTGTTTACTCTGATGATAGAGAGGTATTGGAATTCGACGTATCCAACCGGCTAAATGCTTTACAGGAGATCCTTAACGAAACAGAAAACAAAGTCCTAGTGTTCGTGCCATACCGGCACACGATTGATGTGATCGCAAACTATCTTATTAAAAATAAAATTAGCGTCGATGTAATCAACGGAGATGTATCCGTTGGGAAACGTACCGATATCTTCAATCGGTTTCAGACGCAAGCTGACCCGAAAGTATTAGTGATTCAGCCTCAGTCGGCTTCGCATGGGGTGACCCTGACCGCTGCGGATACGGTCGTGTTTTGGTCGCCTGTGGTTGCGTTGGAAACCTACCTTCAGTGCATCGCTCGCATCGACCGGGTGGGGCAGAAGAACAAGATGACCGTGCATCACATACAGGGATCAGAAGTGGAACGCAAGATTTACCGGGCGCTCATGGACAAGAAGAACCTGCACTCGGAGCTAACTGATATGTATAGAAATCTCAGAAGTGTATAAAGCTACAAAACTGAAACACTTAGGTTTGACTCTACCCTATTGTCGGGTTACAATGTACATCCTTCAACGCAAACGGAGCTTACAGTGGAGAAAGAAAAAGCGAGCGTGTCAGTAGACAGGCTCATCAAGATTTACCTTAAGATTCGGGACGCCCGTCTTGAGGCGAAGACGAAGTTCGAAGACGAAGATGAGAAGTTGGCTAAGCAGTTGATGGTAGTGCAGAACAAGATTCTTGAGTTCTGTAAAGAGAGCGGTCTGGATTCGGTTAAGAGTACGTTCGGTACTGCATCGCGGACGGTTAAGTCTAAGTATTGGACGAACGATTGGGATTCGTTCCGTAAGTTTGTTAAAGAGAACGACGCGCTGGAATTGTTTGAAAAGCGCATACACCAAGGAGCTATGAAGGAGTTTATGGATCAGAACCCGGATGTAATTCCCCCCGGTATTAACGTGTCGCATGAATATGCGGTTGTAGTTAGGAGAGCAAAATGAGTATCAGTGAATACAAGTTGTCTTTCTCTGTAGAACCGGACACATTTGCAGTCAAAGTTTCTGACACAGGTGGCGAAAAATTTAAGGCGTTCTCTTTTGAATATAATGACGACGGGGGAGATTTAACTTTGACTTCAGTGGCAGGATATCTTTGGTTTAATAATCTTGAAGAATTTTCCGAATTCACTGAAGCCATGACGACGGCTGCAAAAAACGCTTTCGCACAGAAACAACCCAAGGAATAATAATGAGCGAAATTACTCTGTTTAAAAATAGCGGCAACCTCCCCGCCTATCTCAAGAACATTGAGTTGGATGCGGATACCCTCGCCATTGCTGGCGGCGGTAGTAGCTTTAAGCGGATCAGTATCCGTGGTGGTGTGTTCCGTATGGTTGTCGGTGGCAAAGAGATCGCCACCAAAGAAGGTCGGTCGCTTGACGTTGTGGTGGTTCGCGCAGCGCACAAGCCTAGCCGTACTTTCTACGCTGAGTCGTACCGTGAAGGCGAAAAGCTTGCCCCGTCCTGCTGGTCTACGGACGGCACCAAACCCGACGAAGGTGTAGCTAACAAGCAGTCGTCAACCTGTGCTAACTGTCCTCAGAACATCAAGGGTTCGGGCAACGGCGAAGGTCGCGCTTGCCGGTTTAGCCGCCGGATGGCAGTGGTACTGGCAGACGATCTGCAAGGGGATATTTATCAGTTTGTGATCCCGGCTACTTCTATTTTCGGTGCTGGTGAACCCAACAAGCTGCCGTTCGAAGCCTACGTTCAGTTGCTTAAAGCCCACAACATCCCGCTGGGTGCCGCAGTTACTGAAGTCCGGTTCGATACGCAGGCTACTGGACAGAAACTTCTCTTCCGCGCAGTGAAGCCGCTTGAGGAAGGTGAACACGAAATCATCAAGGCCCGTGGTGAGGATCCCGCCGCGCTGGCAGCGATTCGTATGAGTGTCGCGCAGACGGATAAAGTTCCCGCTGCACCTAAGCAAGGTTCGCTCTTCTATTCTAAAGAAGAAGATGTGGAAGACGCTCCTGTTAAGAAGCCGTCGAAGCCCGCCGCCCCCGTACCGGCACCGAAAGGGGATAGCGTTGAAGATGTGCTGGACAACTGGGATGACGAAGAATGAAGAACGCTACTTTTGCTAACAAGACCAAGGCTCGGATCGAAGCCCTCCCCGACGTTGCGGAAACCTTTCGGGGTCAGATCAATGTCGATCTTGCTAAGACCGTACTGAAGGCAAACGTGTCACCGGGCAGTCTGTCCAATATCTTGGGCGTGACTAGGGCATCTGTGCATGGGTGGCTTAACGGTAAGCGGATCGGTCGCTCTAACGCTGTGGACGTTCTGCTTTTGACTATGGCTTTCAAAGAGGATCTTGCGAAGGGTATCCTGCCCAAGACTTCTAAAGAAGCACGGCAGTCGTATGAGTCGTTTTTTAGTTCGTCGGATTTTTTTGAAAAGACTCTGACTGAGAAGATGGATATCTTGAAGATATCCAACCCCGAGCTAGAGCGGTGGTTGTTGGGCAAGGACTAACAATGTAGAGTGGCAATCCAGCCATGTGATTGGTACGGGAGGGCGCAGAAATGTGTCCTCCCCTTTTTTCGGAGCTAGAGGTGCGCGAGTTCTATCAGGCGGTGCTGCCAACGGTAGGGGACTATTTTGTAGTAACAATAGAAAAAGCCAACGGGAGGGGGATAACTAGGCAGAGGAAGGTCAAGGACGCTGAGGAACTACTTGCCGCCATCGACGGTAGTAAAGAAAGAAACAACTACAATACTTATTATGCTGTTGGTGGGTTTGGCGACAAGAAGAAAACTAATTACGCCGGTAAAGAAGTAGACAGTCGGGCCGCAGATAACTGCCTGTATTTCCGTGCCTTCTATCTTGACCTAGACTGCAAAGGGGACGACAAGTCCTACGCAGATAAGCAAGCGGCGCTGCTTGCACTCAAAGACTTCGTAAGCAAAACCAATCTACCCAAACCCGTACTTGTAGATTCAGGTAACGGTATCCACCCCTATTGGCCGCTTGATCGCGATATCGACAAGGCTGAGTGGATAAGCACGGCTTCGGTGTTTAAGGATCTGTGTTCCAAACTTGAGTTTACTAATGACCCGACGGTGGTCGCTGACGCTGCCCGCATCATGCGCTGCCCTGATACTAATAACTGGAATACAGAAGATGGTACGCCGCGCCGCACCAAACTACTGACCCCAATCAAGACGTTTAACTACGAGGAAATTAAGCAAAAGATTCTTGACGCCGCTGAAAAGGCTGGTGTCAGCAAGCCCGCTTTCGACTTCACCGGATACATCCGGGTACAGGAAGATGATGAGGAGCTTCAGGAATATGTCCGGGCGAAATACGAAAACTACGAAACTAAATTCCGTAAGATCCTCATGCTTAAGGATGAGGGCTGCGCTCAGATAAATCACATTGTGGCTAACCAAGCCACGATGGATGAGCCGAGGTGGCGGGCGGTGCTGTCAATCGCGCAGGTGTGTGATGACCGCAGTAAAGCAATTCACCTTATCAGTAAGAATCATCCTGAGTATGACTACGACGAAACAGAACGGAAAGCCCATGCCACTAGAGGCCCCTACCGGTGCGAAACCTTCGAAAGCATCGACGCGGGTAAGTGTGAGGGCTGTATCCACAAGGGTCGGTTTTCTAGTCCTATAGAGTTAGGACGGCAGCTTAAGGAACCGCAGCCGGTAGTAGATGAGCAGGGGCAGGTAGTCAAAGAACGCGAAGCGTTTCCTCCCGAGCTTTACCCGTTTGTCCGTGGGCCTAATGGCGGCATCTTCTTCCAGCCCCCTCCTGAGTACGATAAAGCTACTAAGAAAAAGATAGCAGCGGAGCCTTACTTAGTCTATCCATACGACATTGAAATCTATGACCGGCTGTACTCTAAACATTCCGGTGAGAACATAGCCCTTAACATCCACCTGCCGCTGGACCCTGTAAGAGAGTTCTATGTTCCGTTGAGTGTGACCAATGCCGCCGAAAGATTCAAAGAGGCTATGTCATCCAAAGGTGTGGTGGTCGCTAACAAGAATTACTGGGAACATCTTATGTCTTACACGAACAAATGGGCTGCGTACTTGCAGTCCGTCAAGAGACTTAGTGTGCTACGTGACCAATTGGGCTGGTCAGAAGACGGCGAGTCTTTTGCTTTGGGAAATACAGAATACTTTAGGGACGGGACAGAACGCCCCTGCCCACCATCCGATAGCACTAGGAAGATCGCTAAATACTTTCACCCCAGTGGCGATTTTAAAACTTGGAAGAAAGCTTTTAATCAGTTT